GTACAGTACTCATATCACTAGTGATATGTCTACTGACATGGCTGCAAGAGTTTCCCTCGCTAACAGCTTCTTTAAGAAGCTGGCTCCTTTTGGGGGAGCGGCTGAGCCAGATATTGCTGCCTTGAAGAAATTTAAGGCAGTGAACGCTAGCTTGCCCGCGGACTCCTATGAGTTTAGCGCTGAAAACGAGGCCGAGAGCTGCTTTTGGGATTACTTCTGTAATCACCTGAACAGCTGTATTGGTCCGTCTGTCGATGGCTCCTTTGACCTGGATTCTATTCGGGAGGGGATGGGTGTTGGTCCCGGTGCTGCCCAGAGGGCAGATGCGACAAGTTTCCACTCAAAGTTATTCGAGGGGGAAATGTCCTATACCGATCCAGCTCTGATTCCTTATTATCGAGCGGCTTTAGTTGAAACGGGACTCTGGGCCGACGCTGAAAGGCGTCGGTTCGAGGAATACGGATTCACTAAGGTGAGAGGTGGTAAAGTGTTCTTTGCTACAAAGAATGCTGAGATATCGAGAACTTGCTGCACCGAACCTAATCTGAACATGCTTGTTCAGAAGGCAGTTGGTACTTTCCTCGAGAAGCGACTGGAATGGTACTTCGGCATCCGCCTGAGTACCCAACCGGACTTCAACAGGGAGCTCGTTCGCATTGGCTCGATTGATGGGTCCTTCGGATCCATTGATCTTGTTAGCGCGAGCGATAGCATCGGATACCACATGCTCTGTAGGGCTTTGAGAGACTCCTTTCTAAAGGGGGTTTTGAGAATGTCCAGGTGCAACACGGCCGTCTTACCAGACGGTTCCGAGGTGGTACTCCGGATGATTTCTACTATGGGGAATGGATTTACGTTCCCCTTGCAGACGGTCATCTTCTCGTCAGCGGTTCGTGCCGTATACGACCTTATGGGTTTCCCATGTGTGTCGTCCAAGACTCAGTTTGGTGTGTATGGTGATGATATCGTGGTGCGTCGCGAGACGTACCAGTTTCTCATCAAAATGCTCAACAAGCTGGGTTTCCAGGTGAACGTAGGTAAATCGTTCAATGACGGTGTGTTCCGCGAGTCTTGCGGACATGACTACTGTCGCGGGGTAAATATCCGTGGCGTGTATGTTAAGTCTTTAGAGATTCCTCAGGAAGTGTATAGCCTAGTCAACAGACTTGTGCGTTGGGGAGTTCTACATGAACGACCTTTGACTAGCACTGTCAGACTACTACAGACGTGGGCGCGCGATCTTCGCGTGCCACCGTCTGAGTCTGATGATGCTGGCTTCAAGGTGCCGTTTCGAGCAACCCGACCGAAAGTTGATGAAAAGTACTGGTTTGAGTATCGGTGCTATCAACGGAAGGTAAAGCGCGCAAGTGTTGGCGAACTCGACGATCCTGATAACGTGCCCTTCAATCCGGAGGGTATCGGTGTTAGTTTCCTAGGTGGTTATATACGTAGACGGGATTACGTGTTGACTTCATCCGATGACACAGCGTGGAAACACGA